GACTGGAATACATTTGCAGGGCAATTCTTTAAGAACTATTCACGAGACAAGCATGTTTTAAAACCATTTACTCCTAAAGGTGGCGATAAAGTAAAACTAGTTGCAGGGTTAGACTGGGGACGTATTGCACCTTTTTCATTCCATGTATCAGCTTTATACGAAAAGAAATTCATTGATAACGACAATACAGACTATACATTTATGCGTAAGATTACATTTCAAGAGGTATATGGTACTGAAAAGACACCTGGCGAATGGGCTGAGATTATTAAACGTAAAGTAAACCTAGATGATTTGTCTTGGATTATGTGCGACAACCAAATATTTACCCCTATGAACGACAACTCAATGAGTATATTTGAGCAGTTTTGCAAAGCCGACCCTAAGTTCAGATTACTCATGCGTCCTGCAACTAAGGATAGGGTGGGTGGTTGGGAAAATATGCAAAACTGGTTATCAATTGCGCCAGACGGACTACCATACTGGATGATAACCGAGAATTGTACCAATTTAATTAAAGAAATACCTGATGCTATTCACGATGAGGATAAGCCAGAGGATTTAACCGCTGAGTTTGACCATGCCCTTGACGATCAAAGATATGACTTTTCAAATATTAAGTGGATTGACGCAAAGCTAGGTGCAATTGTAAGGCGTGGTGAATTTGATAAGACTCACAAAACTATACCTACAGCACCATTATCTATAAATCTTGACGACTTTGAAATTGAAGAGAAAAAGGAAGGGGACTGGTTAACGGTATAAGGTCTATTTGATATACTTAATTGATGGATTTAACAGGGGTCAAAAAAGAGCGTAAGAAGATTAGCGTTTGGGTAGAATCAGACAAGACTCGTGAACAGATATTCTATTGCGTAAAGTGTAGAGGGCCAGTTTTCTCGTACTTTGGGGATGTAGTAACTATAATTGCAGGAAACGCTTCTGAGATTATGACAGCACCATTTATAGTACATTGTAGAAATGACAAAAAAGTAGGCGATAGATTTGAGGCATGTAGATTAATATATATATTTGAAGGAATAACAACATAATGGACGAGTTTTCACGACCAGAGAATCATGATTCAACGATAACTAACCAAGAGGAGTTGGATATAAAGTTAGATGATAAAAACTTTCTTGCCATTGCTAATAAGTGGATTAAGGATACAGAGCGTCACAACGAGGGTACGCTTAATTTAAAAACAAGACGAGAGGAAAACGAGCAATTATACTTCGGCTCGTACTTAAAGAATAAGAAATTCAAGAAATATCAAGCACCATTTGTAGATTCTATTATATATGAGGCTATGTCGTATCAAAAACCTATGGCGTTGTCCCGTTTCCCTGATTTTATAGTCACAGAGGGTAATGATACTGAGGAGAGTAAAAAGATTGCTAGAGAAATATCTGAGGTGGTAACAGATGAGGTTAAAAGTAAAACTGTTAGAAAAACTTTTGGTATAGCATTTAAACATAGACCTATTTACCTAACAGGGGTACTAAAACCCTTCTGGAATCCTGAAAAGGGTAAGAATGGCGATTGGGATTTAAAGGTAATTCACCCTAATAACGTAATATTTGACCACACTGCAACCACAAATGATGTAACTCAAATGAATTACTTTGCCGAAAAGGTAGAGTGGACGGTTAAAGAGTGGATAATGCGTTTTCCCGATAAAAAGGCAGATTTTATTAAAAAACTTCACGAAAAGGGTATATTCAACTCACAGTATAACGAAGATAGTGAGGTGGCTATGAACTCTAAGCTTAAAGGTTGGGAGTTTTGGTTCAAGCATTTTGAGTCTAAAGGGGATGGTTACATACTTAAAACTTGTGTTGCATGGTATTGGCAAGATTTTGTATTCGGTAAAATGTTGCACCCTTATTGGGATTGGAAAGGTGAGGACACTATATATAAGTTTGACATGAAGCGTCCTAACGAGGAGGAGTTGAGGGACGAGATATCAAATATGACTCAGGATATGTCCTACGAGTCTCAAATGCAGGTACAAAAGGTATTTAAGAACCACTTAGAGCAGCCTGAATTTCCGTATATTCTAATGGGTTACGATCAATGGGGTGATTCACCTCTTGATAAAACCTCGGTAGTTGAGCAGGTTAAATATTTACAGCAACACTACGATAAACGTGGTTCACAAATGACAGATATGTTGAATAGATCCCGTGGTAAGCATGTATTCTCCTCAATGTCGGGCATGAAGGCTAAGGATGTTCAAGAGATGGATATGGATAATCCTGACGAGGATATATTTGTTACGGGTAAGGTATCCGAAGTTCACGGATTTATGGCACAAGAACAACCTAGTGTACCTATGATTACGGATAAGCAGGATTTAAGGACTAGAATTTTTGACAAGATGGGAGTATCCGCAACTGTTAGAGGGGTAGTTGAATCCGATACTGCAACAACTAATCAAATTGCCCGTGAGGGTTCATTCTCTAAAACTGATGATGAGGTAGAGGAGACTATTAACTTTGCCGCTGAAAAACTAGCCAACTGGATACTGCAATTTATGAAGTTGTTTTATACCGAGGAGCATTTCAAGAAAATATTAGGGCAAGACGGTAAAACAGTTCACTATAAAATATCTCAAGATTTAATTGAGGATGGCATGGAAGTACACATTTCAGCTAGTGGAACGGATAAATTAAAGGCTGAGCAGAAGGCACTAGATAGCGCAAAGTTAGGATACTCAGACCCACTGTCATATTTCAGAGACATGGGTATATCAGATCCAACGGGTAGAGCTGAGAAGGCTGTTATGTATACGCTAAGCCCACCTGAATACTTACAGAAGTTCGTACTTAATAGGGATGTTGCAGGTCAAGTTGACGCATTAAACGGTCAAGGAGCAGCTGAGGCAACTGCCGCTATACAAATGATTCAACAGGGGCAAGTACCACCACCTCCACAAATGGTTGATGAGGGCTTCTTGCAAACATTTACTAACTTTATGCAAGGTGATGTAGAAATGGTATTACAACAATTCCCTCAAATTAAAGAACAATTATTAGCTTACGCTCAGGCTGTATCACAAATTTACCAACAGTCACAGGGACAGCCAACCCCACAACCTGCACCAAATCAACCTATGCCAACACCTGAAACGGGTGGTGTAAGTGCTCCTACGCCTACAAATACGTCACAAGTTCCATTTCAGCCACCTGTAGGCTCTGTTGCCTGATTTGATACAATTAAACAATGAAAATCCCTTATACATTTAAAAAGAAACCTGACGGTAAATATGCTGTTGTTAAGAAAAAGAATGAAGCACCTGTAGACAACTCAGTTGACGATATGATTACCGCACGTCTTAAAAAAGAACGCTATGGAAAATAGTAATAGAGTAGAAGTAACCACAAAACAAGAGATAGGACAAAAGACCTCCTTGAAAAAGAGACTTAAAAAGGTGTATAAAAAGAAGAAGGTCTAATTATGGACGATAATAAGGAGCAAAAAGCTCAGGAGGAAACTCCACAAACCCCTGAACCTGGAAATATACGAGATGCTGTTGCTAGTGCATTGGAAGGTGATAACCCCGAAGATGTAATTTTAGAGGTAAAAGAGGAAGTAGTTACACCTACGCCTGAAGTAGTACCACCAGTTGAAATTCCAATAGTAGAACCGATTGCCCCACCTCCACCACCTATTGATGAAGAAAAGCTATCCGATTCTATAGTAGATAAAATCCTCAAGGCTAATAAAGAGGAGAAAACGCCAGAAGAACAAGATGCGCTAACGGTAGCTTTAACCGAAATTACTAACAAGGCAAAACTTGAAGGGCGTGAAGTTACTTATGAAGAGGCTTTGAAAGTTGTATCTGAGGTTGCTACTAAAAAGGCTAAAGACGAGATAATGGCTGAGCTTCAAAACGAAGCAGATGAGGAAGAACGCAAGGAGATTGAGCAAAGAACTCAAGTTGAAGAGGCACAAAAGAAGGTCAATGACCAGTGGAATACATATTGGGACGGACAGTTGGCAGAACTTGAGGCACTAGGTAAGATTCCTAAAATTGTAACGCCAGGGGATGAGAAGGACCCAGGTGTTAAGGCTAGGTTAGAATTGTTTGGAAAAATGAAGGAAGTGTCAGACCAATATAAGAAGGACGGTAAAGAACCAATACTTAACTTAAAAGAAATATATGCTTTTCATTATCAACCAGCAAACGCTGTTATTGAAGAACAAAAGAACGCACCAGTTGCAGGAGTTACTAGGAGTGTTACAGATACCAAAACAACTGTTGATGATTTAATGGAAAAGCCCCTTTCTTTACGAGAAGCAGTAGAGGCGGTAAATGCCCTAAACAGCGAATAGCGTAATATTGGTCTAGTTTGATATATATTGTCATATTGTTTTCACACTTTTCACGATGATATATTATCTTTAATACCTTAAGGTTACAACGAACAACAAGTTCCGAGTAACCTTTTTTTGTACCAGAAATTATGTCAGGACTATCTAACAGTAACAGAGTAGAACCACTAGGCTATCAAGTCATCAACAAAACAGTTGTTGACACAATCCTCAACGGAAGAACATACGGAGCACGTGTTATGGGTAAGGGTGAAGCCATGACAGGTAAGTCTTTCGATATTCCAGTTAGAATCTCAAACGCAGTCGGAACTTACTACACAGGAGCTGAAACATTTAGCTCTGCCGCAACAGACGATCTTATTACACTTTCATATAAACATACAGGATACCAAATCGAAGCTGTATCTCTTTTCCTAGAATCTCTTGCAAACGATGGAGCATCGGGAGCAATTGATCTTGATACATATAAACTAGAATCTGCTTGTGCAGATGCTATTCAGCAAATCGGAGCTAACGTATATGGAATCGGTGGATCTAACCAGCCATTAGGACTTGGAGCAATAGTTGATGACGGTACAGACGTTGGAACTATTGGAGGACAATCAAGAACCACTTATACAATTTTGCGAGCTACAAGAACTGCCGCAGCAGGTGGTGTTCTTTCTCTTTCAGTACTAGATACTGTAAACGATACAATCCGAGCCGCTTCTGTTGAATCAGAAGAGCCAAATATTCACGTCACTACAAAGACTGTTCAAACTCTCTACGGATCACTATTACAACCTCAAATGAGAAATAACTATGATTACGATGGTGGTATGAGCGTACCATTGAGAGGCGATGAAATGGTTAGAAAAGCTGAACTTAAGGGAATGGCAGGATTTACAGCATATGCTTATAGAGGTCGTCCTGTAATTGCAGATGACGCTTGTACAAGTGGTAACTGGTTCCAACTTAATGAAAGATATTTCGGATGGAAGGGTCGTGCTTCTGTACCATCTAAATGGGCTGGTAAAATGGAAAAAGTATCATTTGATACCCCATCTACTATGAGTGGTCTTCCAGCATCTAGCGATTACAAACCTGCAAAAGCTGTAGGATGGTTCTATCAACCATATATGGTTATGCCAAATCAAGCAATTCAAGTAGCACGATACCATGTTGTAGGACAAATGTGGGGATCACAATTTAGACGACAAGGACGAAATACAGGATTTACAACAATATAATATGGATAAAACACTAGGACTAAATCTATTTCAAACATCTTCAACTCCTATAGCAGTACCAGGAACTAAGGTTGAACTTAGCAACGGAGATATATATCGTTACATTAAGGCAGGAGCTTCTGGAATTTCCGCTGGTAAATTGCAGTTAGCACCAGCTCAGGTAGCAAATCACGTTAATCAAACAGGAGCAGCAGTAGTTGGTGCAGTTGGAGCAAGACAAGTAACTATCAATGTAGGAGCAACAGCTGTAACTGCTGACCAATACAAAGATGGCTTTTTAGTCATAAACGATGCAACAGGAGAAGGATACACATATAGAATCTCAGGAAATGCAGCAATATCATCTTCTGGGTCTGGTACAGTTGACCTTCTTGATCCTGTACAAGTTGCATTTGTAGCATCTACTACTGAATATACACTTGTACCTAACTCGTTTAACGGAGTAGTAGAGGCAGCATCTTCAGTTAGGAAAGCAGCAGGAGTACCAACCGTAGCTCTCACAGCAGCTTATTATGGATGGGCAAAAACTAGAGGTGCAGCATCTTGTCTTATCGGATCAGCTGCAACAAGCGGTGCAAGACTTATGGGTGATGGCTCTACCGCAGGAGCTGTAACTGATAACACTGATGTCACAACTGTACAAACTGAGGTAATTGTAGGATCAGCTTCTTATGGGGCAGGTGTTTCGACAGAGTACAATGTGATTGAACTCTTCATAGACTAATACATGCCACGCAAGAAATCTCTAAAACGATTTTTCAAAGGAATACATAAAATGGAAGATACAAACATTACAGAACAGGAGGTAGCACATGAAGAACCTATTGAAGAAATTACAGAACCTGTTGCAGAAGTTGTCGCAGAACCTGAAGTCGAAGTCGTTGACGATCAAAAAAAAACTTCAGAGGACTGCCCCACCTGTAACGGAAGAGGCTTAATTGACGCTGAAACTATTTGTAGTGATTGTGAAGGTTCAGGAGTAAAATAATATGCCAGATGCAAAAGGATACTATCCAGGATTTGATACAGCGGTAACCGCTGGGGGAGTTAAGAATTTAACTCTAGGTGCAGGTATTACACCTGCTATTTGTTCTGGTTCAGGTGCTCCGACTCTTACAGCTCCTAAAGGTTCTCTATATCTTAGAACTGATGGTTCTACTACCTCTACTAGAGCTTATATAAATACTGACGGTTCTACCACTTGGACAGCAATTACTACAGCCGCTTAATATTCCTCATTTGATATAATATTTATATGTATAAGTACATTACAGCTTCAGGAGCTGTCAATCAATTTCAAGGTAGGGCAAGAAAACTACTTGTTACAGTTAACACAGCATTGACAGGCACAATTACTATCTCAGATGAAACAGGAACGGCAGGAACTCCTCTTGTTGGGATTATAACTAATCCTACAGTCGGTTCACGCTATGAGTATATAGACCTTAAAAATGGTGTAACAATAAACCCTTCTGCTACTTGTGATATCACCGTTAACATAGATGGATCTTATGGCCCTAAGTAGTTGACAATTTAGTCGAATTTAGTAATAATAAATACATAAGAGGCAAATAGCCTATGGCAATACCCCAATTTAATCACCGAGAAGCCCAACGTAAAGCAAACGATAGAATTTTAGTATTTAACCCCACAGAGACAGACTATACCCAACGATTTGATGGTATTGGATTTACTATCCCTAATAAGAATAAAGACAATGGACATGGTTTAGGATGTGCTGTAGTGCCACGTTACGTTGAACAACTATATATCAAACACATGACAGACTTGATACTAGGTAGTAAGCAATTGGATGCAATTAGAGATGAAAATAAAGATAGAATTGCAAAAGGAATGAAGGAGATGGATAAGTATATAGGTGGAGAGGGTGCAATGTTTGCTGAAAAATACAAGATTGATAATGAGGATCAAAGAACTGAAATATTTAAGATTTTATACCGTGGTGTAGTTGAAGAGTATGGAATTGATGACGTTAAGGTACAAAATACAGGTATTAAAGAGTACGACCCACGTTCATTTGAAGAGAAGATGGAAGCAGAACTTGATAATACCGCAGTATTACCGCAAGATTACCGCACTGCATCTGAGCCAGAAGTAAAAGCTGATGAAGAAGATAATATTCCCGACATACCAACTGCTCTACCCGACCCTACTCTTGAACAAAAGAAAAATGAAGCTATATCTGAATTAATATAATGGGAATAAGACGTGAAGTAGGACTAATATTAGGTGAAACTATACCAAAAAACGGTTGGGATGAGGTCTTTTCAAGAGCTGATACTAGAGGGTCAATTTCACAACGCCAGATACTTGATATAGTAATTTTATTGATAAAACACATAGAAAAATATGAAGGTGATGCTGTATAACCCCCTTAATTCCGACTTTACCACCACATTTGATGTAAACGGAGACAGTAAACCCGAATCGTTCACAGTTCCTGCATTACAAATTGCTACATTTGAAGAAGCCACTGCAAATCATCTAAAAGAGCACTTAGCAAAACACGTTGTATTTAGTAGGGGTATTAAAACTAACTTTGAAGATGAGTATAATAAAGCATTAAAGGAGGTTGAAGTAGGGAATGAATGACGAACAAGTATCAGAGTTTAGAAATAAGGTAAGTAACGTAATTGATGAGTTTTCTCATTTAGTTAAAATCGTTGCTGAAGCTAGTAATGAGCGTAAATTGATAGGTAAAGAGAAGGTTGAAATACAGGAAAAAGAGCAACGACTTATCAACAAAGAAAACGCTTTGCTTAAACGTGCTAACGATTTAGAGTTAAAAGAGCGTGAAATAAACGAAAAAGCTTCACAGAATAACGAACTATCCACTAAGTTATCTACAATTTCTGAGAACCTCAAAAGTGGTATTCAGCAACGTAAAGAAGAGGAGTTGCGTATCGAGAATAAAAGGAAAGAGTTAGAAGAGCTAATTAAGCGTGATGTTGAGTTGACTCAACAAGAAGAGAACTTGAAGGAAAAAGAGAAGTTTGCTGAAACTCGTGCTACTCAAATTAATGAAGAAAGAAATAAAGTTAAAAATGAAGAAGCTAAACTAAAAGAGCGTGAAACGAAAATTGCACAAGATTTATCAGAATTAAATACATTGCGTGATACTTTACTTAACCAACAAACCCAACTTGATGTTAAAGAGAAAGATATTATCTTGCGTGAAGGGCAACTCAAAGATTTGGATGAGAAGGCTAAGCAGTTGGATGAGTTTGAGAAACAATTAAAGGTACAGGAGGATATTAATAACAAGGAGAAAGAGGTAGACGCTTCAAGAAAAGAAATGCTAGATGCAAGGGATAAAAACCTAAGAGTGCGAGAAGAAAGAGTGCAACGACTTACCACAGCGTAGCCATTTGTTATACTTAGTACATGCCTAGTTTCCACAGAGATGATAACCATATTCCTACAATTGGTGCTGTATCAAGTGTAAATGGTATAACCCCTGTTGAGCTATATGCTGATCCTACAACGCATGCTCTTTTAACCTCGTCTTCATCCGCTGCCTCTACTACGTTATATGCACTAAGACTTGATGAAGCGTCTGCGACTATTACCTATATTGGTGAAGCAGACCCAGGAACCGCAACCTCAAGTGCGTTATGGAGGATTAAGAAAATGAACAGTGCAAGTGGGTTAATTATAACCTGGGCTGATGGAAATAGTAGTTTTGATAACGTCTGGGATGATAGAGCTACTTTGACATATTCCTGATTTGCTATAATAATATTATGGATGTTGAGTTAACAGACAAGTTAAGAAATGCTATATCAATCTTGCAAGAAAAGATTTGTATGCAGTTAAAGATGAGCATTGAAGATGTTAGGAATTTACAAATTAGAGTTGAGAATGATAAAGTAACAGTGTACGCAAAAGAAAAGCCAGTTGAAACAACCGTAGCAGAACCTATTGAAGAAAAGGTAGAAACAGTTTATGTCTAAATCAAATACATTTGAAAACGACCTTTTGCAGCTAATATTTAATAATGTAGATATTGCTGATATTGGGGATGCTGGTGGACTACAAAATAGTGCAACAGCTGGCTCTTTATATGTCGCTCTACATACTGGAGACCCAGGAGAAGCAGGAAATGCAACAACCTCAGAAGCAGCTTATGGTTCTTATGCTAGGGTAGCGGTTGCTAGAAGCGGTGGAGGATGGACAGTAGCAGGTAATGAAGCAGAAAACTTTGCACTTATTCAATTTCCAGAATGTACTTCAGGTTCAGAAACTATTACTCATGTTTCAATTACGACAGCATCCTCTGGAACAAGTAAAATCCTATACTCAGGAGCCTTAAGTGCCTCAAGAGCTATATCCTCTGGTATTCAGCCACAGTTTGCAGCTACAGCTCTTACTGTAACTGAAGACTAACTATGTACAAGTGCAGTAAATGTAAATTAGCGGTTATCGTCTTAAAAAACAAAAAGCCTATTAAAGCCTGTAAATGTAACGCACCTATTATTTGTGAAATGGAAGCCACAGCAACAGGTAAAAGTTCAATGAGTTTATGATTACAAATATAAAAAGTTTAGTTGACGCAGAATTAGAGGGAAAAGTACGGACTAATATGTGGAGAAAAAACCCTTCACAGGCTACAACCGCAGGTTTATGGTTTGATACCTCAATGAGTCCAGGACTTCCAGTCCCTAAGTATTGGTTCGATGCACCTCCTGGCGTAGCTAAGACAGTTGCTCAATCTACAGATGGTGGGCTTTATCACGGTGCTAATGTTTCAACAGCTATTAAATACCTCAGACAGACAACAACAAGAGCCACAGTTGCTACAGCGTTACCTATGCAAATGATCCTTTGTGATTATCTCTTGTATTATCCTTCAATTGACGACTCAACAACAGATGAGCAAGTTCTTGATAATACAGTGACTTTATCTCGTTATACAGACGGTGAAGGTGTACAGGTTATTGCAGTCTCAGTAGCAGGTAGAACAGGTGGACAATCATTTTACTTTACTTATACCAATTCGGAGGGTGTAAGTGGCAGAACTTCTGGCACTGTTATTCAAAACTCAGCAACCGCACTAGGTACTATTGTAACCTCAGCAACAGCTACTAATGGAAATACCTCCCCATTCATACCCCTACAAGAAGGAGATACAGGTGTTAGAAGTATAGATAGTGTGTTTATGTTGGGTGCAGATGTAGGACTATTCACGTTAATATTAGTCAAACCTCTAGCATCAACTGGAATTAAAGAGATTACAGCTCCTTATGAGAAGGATTACTTCCTACAAGACGGTATCATCCCAGAGATTAAAGATGATGCCTATTTAAGTTGGCTATGTATGCCAAATGGAACTCTAGCAGCAACAGGATTATTTGGAGATATAAAAGTAGTATTTAATTAATATGGCAGGATTTAGCAGCACAGACCAAATCGTAGCAGCCTTAACAGCAGGGCAAACAAGACGTACAGAGTGGGCGAAAAATTTCAACCCTACAGCCGCAGCTGTAGCTAATGAATGGCACACTCTATTTCGTGGAGGAGGAAACCCACCTGCTGATGCATTATTTAATACAGGTACAAATTTAACATTTCAGGCAGTCAAGGATACAACAACTTCTGCTTCCAGTATTCCCCATGGAGGAGATGTACAGTCATCAAGCTATACAAAGCATTTACTTAGTGGTTCAGCGGTATCAGCAGCAGCAACAGTAGTCCCTGCCACTTTAGCCTTAATCGATGTAGTAGGCTTTTATAGAGTAACTTCTGTTACAACGACTTCAGCTCAGGCAACAACAAATACACTTGGGCAATCTGATACATTCACCGCAGATGACACCACAGATATTTGTACATATACATCAACCGTTAATTTACCAAGTAATATTTTGACTGGTACTAGGGTTAGACTTACAACAACGACAACATTACCTGCTGGTCTTGCAACAGCAACAGATTACTATGTTATTAGATTAAGCAATACAACATTTAAACTAGCGACATCTTATGCAAATGCAATTGCAGCAACGGCAATTAATATCACCTCAACAGGTACAGGAACACATACTATTACATGGCTTCTGCCAAGATATACTAATGGTGCTGGAATTAATGCTTTCTTTTTTAACAGTAATTCTACTGCACTCGGTGCAGCTACACCAAATCTTTCCCTTGGGTATACTAATTCATCACAGGTAACAAGTAGAGCAACACCAACAGTCTTGCCTGTAGGAAAGTCAGCAGCTTCTAATTCGCATATTATTCATACAGGTGCAACAGCAGCAGGTAAGTATAATTATGCAGTACCACTTCAATCAGGTGATTCAGGTATTGCTGAAATAAATACTATTCAGAATGCAACTTCATATGTATCAGGAGAGTATTCAGTTGCTATGTATAAAGAGATAGCTCGTTTTCCACTATCAACTTTGGGTTTAGCAGCAGAGAGGAATTTCTTAAATGAAATGCCCTCACTTCCTAGAATATATGATGGTGCAGCTCTTTACTGGTTAGTAGGTTCAGGTGTCGCAACACCAACAAACTCAGCCTTTTCAGGACACCTAGAATTTGTATGGAATTAATATATGTTACTCGGAAATTACAATCAATGGAATGCAAATCCAGGTAGAGCGATTGGCGGCCCTACAGACCCTGCTATTTGGAGAAAATTTGGTTCTAAAAACAACTTCTATTATGGCGATGCTCATGTCGCTAACGAAACAGACAAATCAGCTTTTAATAACGGTTACGCTCTTCACTCTGCTTGGCATCTTTCCCCTAAAGCTGGTGGACTTTCAACCTTTAATGAAATAAGTGGAACTGGCTCTCTGAGTATTTCAAGTTTAGCAATGGGTAAGGCACTAGCAGCAGATCTAGCTGGAGTAGGAGCTATTACACCACCCTCATTAGCTCTAGTTGTTAGCATGGTAGCAACCCTTGCAGGTACAGGTTCTATCTCTGCAAGCATGGTAGGAACTATTCAACTCGCAGCAGCCCTAATTGGTAGTGGGGATTTAGCAGGAGGATTAAGTTTACTTGCTAATTGTGTAGCAACTATCAATGGTACAGGTACAGTAACCTCAACATTAAGGGGAACTGCTACTCTTGAGGCAGATATATTTGTCAATCAGTCTGAAGCTACAGTACAAGATTTAGTATCTGGGGTGTGGAACGCTCTAGCTGCTGATTTTAATACGTCTGGAACAATGGGAGAGAAACTAAACGGAGCTGGAAGTGCTGGTGACCCCTGGACAACAGACCTTAGTGGCTATAATACAGCAGGAACGGCTGGTAAAAGACTTAAGGATACTTTGTCTCAAAACAACTTCTTAGGACTTAAGTAATAAGCCTCATTTGATATACTTAATTGATGGCAAACGAGAAACGTACTGGTAATTATGTACCGTCAATAGTGGGTGTATCAACTGTTGATGGTCAAACAACTCTTCCTATTGGTTCAATACCTATAACAAATGTAAATCCCTTAGCAATGGCTCTAGTAGATGGAGCTGGAACACAGATTACAAGTTTTGGTGGGGGTACACAATATACAGAGGATGCAGCTGCTGCTGCTGATCCAATAGGCACTGCACTTAACCTCATTCGTAAAGATACGCTAGCAGCTCTCACATCAACAGATGGTGACAATGTTGCAGCTCGTGGTACTGACAAAGGAGAGCTTTATGTTAAACACGCTGATGCAATTGTCTTAGGTGCAGGAACGGCTGGAATTGGTAAATTAACTGCAAATTCGGGTGTTGATATAGGTGATGTTGACATTCTAACCATGCCTAATGTCGTTATTGGGTCAGGAACTGTTACAACAGTAACAACACTAACGGGTGGAGGAGTCGCACATGATGGAGCCGATTCTGGGAATCCACATAAAGTTGGTGCTTACGCAGCTAATGCTAATAGAACTCGTGTTGCAAATGCAGATAGAACAGATTTAATCGCTGACTTAGCTGGAAGACTTGTTGTTCAGTTGGGGCATGTTAGGGAAATGCGTGGTAAACAAACAACGACAATATCTGCTTCAACCTCTGAAACGACAATTGTCACAGCCGCCGCTTCAACATATAAAGATTTAGTAGCTCTTATAATTTCAAACACTTCAGCATCAACAAATACAAGAATTGATTTTCGAGATACTACAGCAGGAACAGTTTTGTTTTCGTTACAAGCTCCTGCAAATCAAACGGTCGGGTTCTCTTTGGCAGGACATTCTATACCTCAAACAACAGTAAATACTAATTGGACTGCTCAGTGTGGAACAAGTACTACTGATATTAGAATATTAGCTATTTTTGAAAATAATACTTAATTTATGGCTTCAGGTAATTTTCTTGCAATTTTTACAGCACATCATAACGAACCTCCAACAAGTAACTATGCGACATTAGATACTCGCAATAATCACTTAGTCCTTGATTTTGATGGAGCAACAGATGAAGAAGCAGTTCTTGCAGGAGTATTACCTGCAAACTATGCAGGTGGAGGATTGACTGTTGACACATTTTGGTCGTTTACGTCTGCTACAACTGGGAGTTTACGGGTACAAGCGGCTTTTGAAAGAATAGATGCAAGCTCACTAGATATAGATGCTGATTCTTTTGCGTCTTTTCAAAGTGCTGGGGGCAGTGCTCCTGCAACAAGTGGTCAGGTTATCAAAGTATCTGTTGCCTTCACCGATGGTGCTCAAATGGATTCGTTAGCTGCTAGCGAAGCGTATAGGTTGAAAATTAGACGTGATGCGGACGGAACATCGGGTACTGACGATATCGGAACTGACGCAGAATTACTTAGGATTGTTATCAGAGAAACCTAATATGTTATGGCAAGAGATTTTTCAGGAACAGATCAATATTTAGATTTAGCTTCAGTCCCTATTTCTGGTGTCCCTTTTACATTAGCTGCATGGTATCGATATGACACTGCAATAGCAGATGAAGCAGAACATTCTATATTATCTCTTACAGATGCCGATGCTCTCAACGAATGGACTATAGAAATAGGAAGAACGGGTGGCGTTGATTATGCCATTGCGATGGTGAATGAGAACAACACGAATTTAGGGTTTGCACTATCTACCACCCCCCCAACTATTAACACCTGGCAACATATAGCAGGTATTTATACTAATAACTCAAGTAGAACCGTTTATCTAAATGCAGCGAATAATGCAACCGAGACTACAACAGCAACTCCAACTGGTGTATCAAATGTAAATATAGGGGCAACACTTTCCAATAGTGTTGTAACAAAAGACTTTAACGGTGCAATTGCAGAATGTGCTATTTGGAACACTAACTTAACAGCCGCTGAGATTACCATTCTAAGCAAGGGTTACTCTCCTTTGTTTGTAAGGCCAGGGAATCTAGTCTTTTACTCTCCACTTGTTCGTGAAATGACTAATTTTAAGGGTGGTGCTTTAACTAACAATAGCAGCTCAGTATTCGATCATCCACGTATAATTTACCCTGCAAATTATCAAATAGCCCCATTTGCTACTGCCGCAGCAACTCAATTTTATACTTCACGTATGCTCCTAACAGGAGTGGGAATGTAGGTTCATTTGATATACTTAATTAATGCGTCAGACATACACATCACTTTTAACAGGTTTCAAGGTCGGTACTCAAAACACAGGCTCTTCAGACACTAACCTTATATCTTTCTTTCAACGGTCTTTAACTAGCCGTTATCAGTTGATCTTTGCTAATCTTAAAAACCACACAACTCAACAACCTAGAACAGCCTCAACCGTTGTAGATCAACAGTATTATCATTACCCCCCTGGAATAACTACTCCTGAGGACGTAACTATTGATATAGGGGACTTAGCTCTGCCCGTTACCACAATTCATTCTCAACGTGCATGGGATAATATTAATACTCAGTTAGTAACTACTAGTTCTTACCCTCAATTTATATTTCCTAGACGGGATGATTACGGAATATGGCCTATTCCAGCTGGGGTATATACGATTACTTTCAATTCTTATATTAGAGATTCTCTACGATTTAACGATGACTACACAACGGGTACTGTATCTATTACTAACGGTTCTACTGCCGTTACAGGTAGTGGTACGACATTTACTGCCGCTATGGTTGGAAGGTGGATAAACTGCACTACAGATAAGTATTGGTATAGAATTGCAAGCTTTACAGATGCTACTCATATTACTTTAGAGACGGCCTTTTTTGGCACTTCTGTAACTAATGGAGCATATACAATTGGTGAAAGCCCTGAGATACCAGAAGAAGGACATCATTTACTTATTACGGGGCCAATTTCTGATTATTACTCTGAGGTAAAAGGGGATATTACTAAGGCTACATGGTTTAATAATGTCTTTTGGACTGGAGATGGTAATAACAGTAAGCGTGACGGTAGTGCAAAAGGAGGTCTTGAAGGACTTTCTGGGCGTAATTCTATGAGATCAGATGGGTCTTTAATCCAACGTCAACCTAGCACTTTTTATGAGTCGGACGTTGTACTAAACTCCTCAGAAGTTGTAGTGCCGTAATATGGCTAATCAGTCTGTCATTCAAACAAGTTTTTCAGGTATATCACCCGATTCAAAAAGCGGTCTTCCTAATAGTGCTCGAATGATGCGTTTTATAGATATCTATAGTGATTCTGATTCATTAACTTTAAATCCCAAGACAGTTAAAGATAGCTCAAGTGTCGTTGTTGACCTTATTAAATGGATAGTTGAAGGGCATCCGTATACAACTAAGTTGTATGGATACGGTGACGCAGGGCATATTTACTCAGAGGATGCAGGAACATGGGCTGATCTACGAACTGTTAGTGGTGGTGCAGGACAAGGGCTGGCAGTTTTAGAACGAGCTTTATATTATGCAGCCTCAACCACACTAGGGCGTTATCAGTATATAGATAGTACGCCTACATTTAATGATGACTTTCTATCTGACGGGGTAGAAAACTTAGACCCAGGATCTAGCGCATCCTTAGATACCAGTGGCAATACATATACTCTTGCAACTTCAATTGCGGAAACTGCAACACACCGTCAAACATTTATTCCTACTCGTGACCCTATTAAAACAATTCAGGTACTAGTAGCGTCAAAAGGAACGGGCAACTGGACGTTAACACTACATGATGCAGATAACGTATCACTAGGCACTGCGACTATAAGTAATGGGAGTATTACAAATTCGGTAGATAATGATTTTACCTTTTCAACTCCTATCAGAGTAAGGACTGGTCAAACTTATCACTTTCATTTAACCTCAACAGTTGCAGATGGTACAGTTACTACAACTACCGCCTCAGATTTAGAAACAGTAGATTTTCACGTATTCTTTGGAATTCTAATTGCTAACACTAGGTATCACCCTATGATAATTCATACAGATGGTACGAGGGGACAAATTGTAATAGGAAACAATAATTACTTTGCTTCATATAACGGGATTACTTATCATCCTAACAAAATTCAAATTGAGCCAGGCTATGAAATACGAGGGTTTTATAAAGAAAATGAATTTGTTGTAGCGTTTTGTTGGAAAGGAACGGATATTGCAGGAGCTGAAGAGGGCAGATTATTTTATTGGGATGGTATTTCACCTTATTATAACTACTCAAAACCTATAACTGGCGGCCTTCCAAATGCCATGATTAACTTTAAAAATAACGCATTTTCAATACTAGGGCATACAGGGGAAATGAATTTAGGGACTGAACCTTTTTTGAAAATTCAAAACGTACCACAACTCCCAAAAGGTAAAAAGGTTGAAACTATGCCAGGGTCTATTTGTATATGGCAGGATAGAGTGCATTTTGGAGTGGGAAGTAGTGACGATGCAACGGTTGAACAGGGGGTTTATGAATATGGGAATACGTCTGATCGTGCTACAAGCTCTAATTCTATTGCTACAGAATGCTTAAACTACGCCTACAAAATATCTAGTGGTACAAGTCAATCTACAACTTTAAGTATAGGGGCGTTACATCCACGGGGTACAAAACTGTATATAGCCTGGAAAGACAACACTACTTATGGAGTTGATAAGGTTACGCTGGGTGGTGACCCATCTGCTAGTGGCGGTTGGGAGTCATTAATACTAGACGTGGGTGGGGAGGGTAAAAATCTTAAATCTATGCCTCAAAAAGAGAAGAGTGCATATAAGATTATTATTACATACGACACACTACCTACAGGATGTACTATAACTCCTAAGTATAAAATCAACCGTGAGGCATCTTGGAACTTAGGAAGTGCGGCTACTGCTACATCAACTGAGGCTGAATTGTTAATCAATAAACGGTATAAGGAAATTCAAATCGGATTTGATATTGTGGCAACTGTTAACTATCCAACAATTACCTCAGTAGTATTCATATTTGACCCTAATACATCGGAGGCTAACGAATGATAGACTTTAACACAATTATCCAAAAGGCTAGAACTTCCCAACGTGATTTACTGCCAACGGCAATAAAGCCAAGAGCTGTTGAAAGTGACTTCCTTCAGAATACACAAGTTACAACAGGCTCATTTTCTATTAGTAATGGTGTCACAGTTACAATAACAACGACCATAACGGCTCTAGCAAACTCGACTATTAGAATGGGTGCAGTCCCATTTCAGATAGCGTTCTTTGAGACTTCTACAACAACTGCAAACTTAATTCCATTTGGGTCTGGGATTGCTACAGGAAGATATACAGTAACTAGTCTTGCGATGCCTCAAATAACAGGCATTGGAACAGATGGTAATAATATTGTGTACAAAACTTCTATTGCTAATAACTCTGGTGGTACTCAAACAATTATCTATTATATTGCTTCAAGATTTATTCAAGGAAGTGGGGGTGGTGCAGCATAGATAATGTAATTGTTGTTTTTGACGGAGCTAAGATTATAAAACCAAAAGATAGAAGTATTCACTTTACGGTTAACGGTGAAGATAAACCTATTGAAGTAGTCGAAGCTACACAAGAAAATATAGATTTATATTTTCCTAAAGAACAAGGTTGATTTGTTATACTTAATATATGGATCCAAGACTATCACAAGGTGACCTTGCTAAATACTACGGGCAATCAGAGGGTGGAACTAAAAACCTAAATCCTATTCATTCGTCAGAATACATGAAGCTTCTAGATGCTGCTGGTATAAAATACCAGAAAGTTGGAGATCCTTTTAATGGTGGTTATATCAAGCCATATACTATGGCCGAACTTGGAAAGATGGATCTTGATGCTAAAACTGCTGCCCAAAAAGCCGAAACTGATGCTAGATTTGCCTCAAATAAAGCAGAGTTAGGTGCGTATAACACTAAGTTTGGTGAGGCTGTACCTAAGATTTTAGACGAGACATATTCAAAATACGCAATTCCAGATCAGGTGGGTGGAGTGAATGCACTTAATTCTCGTATAAAAGATCTTCAATTTAACACATCGGGTTCTGGTGCTGGTGGATACGCTTCGGGGGCGCAGGTTGATAAAGCGCTACAACTTAACTACATTCCTAATTTTAATACCGCAGCTCAAAATCTTAATAACTCATTGGGTGCTGCACAAAGCGAAATAGGAACAAGACTTACACCTTATCAGGTTGAGGGGAATTTACTCAATGAAAGGATTGCAAGGGAGGCTACAGGATATTCTCAACAGCAACAAAGAGAGTTAGACTCACTTTTAACTGTTTACCAGACTGGAGTACAAATGGCAGAAAATGAAAAAAATAGAATGCAGCAACTTGCAATACAGGAAATGGAATTTGAAAGACTAAAATATTCTACCCAAAACGCTAAAAAAAATACGCAGATTGTTGAATCGGGAGGTCGTAAATATTTAGTAGATATGAATACAGGTCAAAGAATTCAAGATCTAGGCCCTTCGGGTAGTGGAACAGGAGGAATTGTTATTGGTGGTGGTTCGTCTGCTCCCACAACACCACCTTCTTCATCATTGGGTATTCAAAATAAAAATTTAAGTCAATATACAACTCCAAACTATACACTCCCTTTTCTCACTAGTAACTCTAACCTCTTCAATTTTGGAAATCTAACTCCGACGACCAATATGCCTAAACCTAGTCAATCTAATCCACAGCTAAAATACCTAAGCACCCTAAAACTATAGTATGCCTACACTAAATTTTAATGTACAAAAAGCACGGCAAGATGGCGTAACAGATGAGGAGATTCAGCAGTATGTTGCTAGTGAAAAAGCGAAAGGAAACACTATTAACTTACAGGGCATGGAGTCCGAACAACCCAAAAATGAAAGTGGAATACGGGATATGATTATAAATTCCCTCCCTGTAGTTGGTGCTATCGGAGGATCATTCATTCCAGGTTTGGGAAATATTGTCGGTGGAGCTGTGGGAGCAGGGGCTGGAGCATTAGCTAAAAACCTACTTGATGATAAAAAGGGTGTTGACGCAGGCGAAATTGTAAAAGAAACTGCTCTCGGGGGAGTAGGGGGAGTTATTGCAAAAGGGGCGGGATCATTGGCCACAAAAATGCTCCCTAAGATTACAGGTAAGGCACTTGAAAAATCGGGAGAAGTAGTGGCCATGAAAGGGTTAAGATTACGACCTACACAACTTGCAAAATTTCAAGAACGATGGGGAGAGGATGTATTTAAGGTACTTGAACGAAATAACGTAGTGGGAGGAAGTGCAGACGATATTGCAGAAACCGCCATAAAACCTTTACAGGAATCTTTTAGTCAAATAGCAAGACAGTCAGGTATTAAAGTCTCAAAAGGAGATATACAGGCTAAATACCTTGAAAAAATTCAAAAATTACTAGATGCAGGAACAGGAGATGATGAACGATTAGCAATAAAACTTCTAGAGGAAGCCGATATTGTAACACGAAGAATGGATGACGTGGTAGATATTGGTAGGGTTACAGAACTAAACCGTAATTATTCTTCTAAGGTAAAAGATTGGAATGATTTAATTAATTCTGGCAAAAATGAGCTTTCATCTGACGTTTTTCGTGAAGTGGCACAAGAAGCGGCAGATGGAGCTGGAGTTATTGGTGTAGGAGGTAAAAACCTTAAAGAACTAGGTTTAGAGTTAGGTAAATTGCGTACGATTGAAAGAACTGCACGAATGCAGGAAAACTTAGGTAGGGGATCGTTACCAATAGGATTAACTCAGTTATTGGGTATAACCGCAGGAGGAGTTGGTGGAGGAATACCAGGAGCAATAACAGGTATGGGGGCGGTAGCACTTGCTAACAATCCAACCGCTATGCGTATTTACTCGCAACTCTCTAGAAGTGCAGGTGGTGCTTTAAAAAATGGATTTCCTCAAGCAACTAATCTAACTCAGAAAGGGCTATTTATAACAGGACAAGGAGCACGTTTACCAAACGCCCAACAGTTACCCCCGATTGGTGGGGATATGTATAACAACCAAGAAAATAATAATACCCAAAATAACCAGTCCAATAATTCCCATAGCTTGCCGACTATATCACAAGGTATCACCGAAAGCAATAGCCAGCTCAAAACACGCAGTGATGGTTATCTGGAGGATATAAACGGCCGAATATTCTCAGAAGATAAACAGTGGGTTTGGAATCAAACAGCAAACAAGTGGGATCAAAACCCTGAAGCAGGAAGCAGTGCTTATAGTCCCGAAGCACTAAAGCAAATATATATTCAGGCACTTCAGGCAGGAGATACAAAAACTATGAAGAGAATAGAGGATGCTTATAAGTTTCTGTTTACCGAAGGCAAAGCAAAAGATAAAACTATTAAACAGACTCAATTGCAGGCGGCGGCGGATGGAGCACGACAAGCCCTTATGTTACTTGAGTCAGGAGGGGTAAATGTAGGGCCTATTGCGGGAAGGGTCGAGGGATTAAAGAGTGCAACAATAGGTACAAATGCCACGCAACAGGATTTTATGGGTACGGTGGCCATTGCCCGATCGGCTTTGTTAAATGCTTATCTGGGAGGAAACATCCCACCTTCTGAGTATGAAAGAATTTCGGCAGGTATTCCAACGGCCAATGATCCACTTTCTACTGCAAAACAAAAACTAGTAACTTTTGTTCGTGAAGTCGAGAGAGTAAGTAACGCTGAGGCTACTCCTGATACGATAACACCAGATGCTTCGATGCCTTCTATGTCTTACTGACAAGCATTCCCTATTTGGTATACTTATAATTGTATGGAAGATATGAATACAGGATCATTCGGTGCAGCTATAGCTCCAGGTGCAGGAAGTGCAGTTGCTGAGGCCATGCAAAGACGTAATGGTCAACTTGCACAAAACACACAACAGCCACAAACCTTACCAGCCTCACCACCTCAAGGTGCAGCCCCAACAGCCCCAGGACAACCAATGCCAGGCGCAAGCGTTTCAACGCCAGGAACACCAGGGTTAGATTCTTCTGAGGCAAATATGATTATTAGAGCTTTAAATGACCGCCTCAAAACTTCGTCAAGAATTGCAGAAGCTGGGGCTGGAATAATGAAATAGTATGCCTTTTAGTACAGATTATGACAATGGGTCTACAAATTCCACAGCCTACAATTCCACAACGGTAAATAGTAGTTCATATTTAGGTGTTAGTTTAAATTCAACACAATATAATGGAGAGGATTTTATAGCAAGTATAACTAGACTACTACAAACAAGCGTAACACGATTGTTACAAAATGGGACTACAGAAAGGATAACTCAATAAAATGGCTGGAAAAATTACAGACCTAACCGCTCTTGCATCAGCTGATAGTGCTGATCTAATTGAAATAGTAGATGTTAGTACAACCACAGACTCAGCCGAGGGTAGCTCTAGGAAAATTACCTATGGGAATCTAATAACAGGGCTGGTAACCCCTTCAAGTACCGATGTTTTACTTAACAAGACACTAACTTTACCTCAGATTAACGATACTTCCTCAGATCATCAATATGTATTTGCTGTAAGTGAACTAAGTGCAGATAGAACGATAACACTACCCTTGCTTACTTCAGGTGACACTTTTGTGTTTGCTAACTTTACTCAAACATTAACCAACAAAACTTTAACTGCTCCTGTCATATCAACCATTTCTAACACGGGTACGTTAACTCTTCCTACATCAACCGATACATTAGTAGGTAGAGCAACTACAGATACGCTTACCAATAAAACTTTGACTTCCCCTGCAATGACAACACCCTCTGTTACCTCTGGAGATATGACCTTAGCAACAGGACTTAATATTCAGGTAAATAGTACAGACCCAAAAAGAGCTTTTTATGTTCCTGCATATGCGATGTACCCATCAACTACAGGGGGGTGTGCTCCACTTGTTCAAATCGAATCAACAACAAACAAGGTTAATATTAAAGTTCTTGATTTTGATGGTGGAGGAACTTCTAAGGAATCGGCAGAATTTGGTATACAATCTCCTGCTTATTGGGATGCTTCAACTGTAACAGCTCAGTTCATTTGGTATGCCTCAGCAGGGTCAGGTACTGTAAATTGGGAAATTCAAGGTGGTGCTTTTTCAGATGATGATGCCTTAGATGCAGCCTACGGGACTTTACAAGAGATAACAGATACTGTTCTTGCAACAGGGGACGTACATATCACTGGAGAAACAGCAGCTGTAACTCTTGCAGGTAGTCCTGTCGCTGGAGATTGGGTTAATTTCAGGATTAACCGTGACCCTGCTAATGATACAAATACCTCTGACGCAAGACTTATGGGGGTAAGAATTAGATTTGGCCGAGGAAAGTATGATGACCAATAAATCATGACATACAATTTAGATCAGAGCTATACAACAGGACAGGATAATGCAGACGGCTCAGGTATAGGTAATTTAAGAAGAGCAGCAAATAACAACACTATCTGGGGACAGTCTTTTACTCCAATACTCACTGGACAATTTAATCGCTTCGAAATGTACATAAAGAAGGTTGGCTCTCCAACTGGTAATATTTGGATGGAAATTCACGCAGATGGGGCTGACCCTTCTGCTGCTGCACAACAAGGCTCAGATTCAGCTACTATTGACGTATCAACGGTATCAACAAGTTATGGATATGTTGCATTTGATTTTGCCAATATAACGCTTACCCCAGGCGTTGAATATTGGGGACTTTTATACGGGAGCTACACGGAGGATGTGGATGTAGGTATATACGTTGGTATAGATACCTCTAGTCCATCATATTCTAATGGTCATTCGGGGAGATATGGTAATGGTAGTGCTATATGGGAAGACATTACAACATATGACACCTTGTTTAAGACGTATCACGATGACCCACCAATGGGTGGATTTATTTTTACGAGCGTATAGAGTAACTGCCCCATAACCAATAACAAATATTATTCACTACGTTCCCCCATTTGATACGACCTATTTTTGAGCTGATTTTATTATTGTTGTGCCTTAATCTTAGCTCACGACCATATAAAACATTGTAAAGTAAGGGTACTTTTTGACCATTTTCATAATGAATTGCAGTATGGTGGGTCTGGCAAATAATAGTTAATTGTTTAAGCGATTCATGACCTAAGTCCTTATAAGTACGGTGGTGAAGAACTAGGTCATCTTTTGTACCGCAAATACTGCATTTGTGAGGGAGTTTATACCAGGCTAATTTTCGTAACTTCTGCCAGTGTTCACCCTGTAGATACTCTTTATATTGCATATTCCCCATTTGATATACTAAATATATGATAAAACTACCTAATATATATAATCAACAGGACAATAAATGGTCAACTCGTTTACTAGGTTTTAATACAAACCCTTTATATAACTTCTTCAATTACGCTTGCTTAATCTCTTGCCTAGCCATGATAGCAAAATACTACGGTAAGAGTGCAGACCCTATTTCTATTGATGAAGCGTTAAAACAGTTAAATATAGGCGGTTATGTACCAAAATCGGGTATATATGTACACGGTTCAATAACTAAAATCTATCCTGATATACAAGAGGTAAGAACAAATACTCCAGGACTGCTAACGGATGCTCAGTTGATAGAAATAAGCAAAGCAATTCAGGATGGGTTTCCTGTCATGTTTCACATCGATACCAACATCACGACCGTTCGTCCAGATAGCCATTTTGTTGTAGCAATTGCAATGGATCCAGTGGATGAGAATAACGTCACAATAGCTGATCCAATTGGGGGACGCATTCATTCTTTGAAAGACTATCCAGGGGGAGTAAGACGACTAGTTGCAGAGTACTTTATATATAGAGGCACTGTTCCTACCGACTATACAGACGACCCACTTGTTCAGGATAGAAAGTCAGTTCGAGATATGTTGGTAACTAAGGCTTCTAACTTTGACGTAGTTGCAGATCACATTAAAATGCTTTCTGATACCAGAAAACAACCAGACGCAGGATACATTATTGTTGACTATATAAAAGGTCTTGAGACAAGACTTAATAGCACACAGTACACGCCAGTAACAACAACAGGGGATGGTACGATTGTCCCGTCAAAACAAGACGAATCGATGCTGTTTCAGGATGTATCAACAGTACTTAAGGGGTTTTTAGATAAGATAAGGGGGAAAAAGTGAGAAGTCCATTTCAAGCACTAGCAGTATGGATATCAACTCAGATCATAATGCTGTTTGTTATCTTAGACTTTATACCTCGTGAGTTTGCTGATGTATATGTAGAAATGTTAGCTAGCGGTATAACCTACTTGGTAGGAGCGGCTACTTCTATATATTACCTAAAGCGTCTACATGATTCACAAAAGCTTCCACACATACCGAAAGAGACAATAGAAGAGATCCTTAAAAAGGGCGTTGCACATATTCCATATCCTCATCACTCAAACGTACCAAGTGCTAACACACCCGCTGATCAAGCCATTTTTCACGAATCGGCAGCAATATTTTCACAAGAGGCTCAACCCGAAGAAAACTCGAATAACATCGTTATTCAAAAAAGTCCTGAAACTATCCAATATGTTACAACTGAGGAAAAGAGTTCCTCAAGTGTTACAGGATAGTAACATCGTAAGATTGCATGTTCATAGAACGGGTGTAAGTGGGGGTTATCTCGGACAGGGATAGCCCTCATTTTTATTTTGATACAGTTTGTATCACTTGACTGATTTGTTAAAAAGTAATAATCTTAATTACAATGCTCAGGTGAAATTCCTGCGAATCAAGGGAGAAATCCTTGCACTCCTAGCGAAGTTGGAGTATAATGAACAAGATAAACAAGGTTTCTTGTTTTTCCCATGCGGAGTTCAAAAGCTTCGCAAAGTCTTGTTCAGGGCTTCCGCAGGGGAAAGATTAGAAGCCTTTTTTTATGGATTACGAAACAAAAATACAAAAGTTGAGAGAAGAATATAAGACAGCACCTCCTTCACGACAATTTGCAATTGAGCTTCAGGCTAAAGTATTAAAAATGGCTATTTTCGTACGAGATAAAAAGAAAAAATGAAATTATACGATTTAGTTAAACAAACATTAGAAATATATCCTATCAGTAGGGATGATGATAAAGAGTTAATGTGGTCAATCTGGGAGCAACTAGGGTGGGTACGAAATGGCCAAATTACAAAGTCGCAGTTTGTTAGTAAAAATTTCCCCATGAGCGAGTCAATAACTAGAGCACGAAGAAAGGCTCAAGAACTTCACCCCAATCTACAGGCCTCGAAAAGAGTACAAGGATTAAGAACCGAAAAAGAATTAGATAAAGGAATGTTTGTTTTTCATGAAAGAGTACAATCCCCACAGAAAGCACCGAAAATACAGGGTCACTTTGAAATTAAAAACGGAGTAGAAGTTTTTGTAAGAGAAATACCTGCTGATATTCAACCCTCACAAGGAAAGTAACAGCAGGTATTAAAACAATTTGAGCTGACCGCAACAAAGTGTTATACCTTCAAGTATATCACAGTAGGGCAACACTTTTCACGGTTTTGACAACTAAATGGAGGGGTGGTGGACAAAAGTATACACGGCTGGCAGAATGTGAAATCATTAACCACCTGTGCTAGCTGAGGTAATTCCTCACGCAAGGTGCAATCCCTTGCCCTCTCCATTTAGCGGTCAAACGCTACTAATCGCACTACTGTCGGCATCGATCCGACTAGGGACGCAAGATAATAACTTACTATCCTGAGTTACTAATACGGAATGCTACAAAGAGAATTTTAATTTTCGGCGTAGCCGTATAGCTAGCAATAGAAATACACGAATAGACTCCCCATAGCGGGGGGTTCTAGGGGGGTAAGCGTAGCTTGTGGGAAAAACGGGATTTTTGCGTTAATACTACGGTAATACTGATACTTGACAATCAATTACTATAGTAATACACTTAATTTATGAAAATAAATAAATTTACTTGCAAAAGATGTAACCATGTATGGATTCCAAAGTTAGAAAATCCGACAGTTTGTCCCAAGTGCCACAGCCCATACTGGAACATAGCAAAGAAAAAAATGTAATATAGACTATGGACAACAAATCTAATACCAATACAGGTACACCAAGAAGACTACAAGTTAAAGACGCAAACCTTTCAGACGAGAAAATCCCACGTAACTTGATTTTAATGTATGGAGAAACACCCTACATTCAGAAAGGCGGTTTAGAGTGGAAAGCAAATCAATTATTCGGTGGTGCAGGATATTCTATAACGGTAGAACTAGTTGAACGAAATAGAGAGCAGGGTTATTATCTAGCCAAAGCGATATTAACTGTACTTGCAAACGGGGCAGTTTATGAAAATTACGGTGAGGCATCAAAAGACAATGTTAATTCAATGATGCAAAAGAATTTACTACACCTAGCAGTTACTAGAGCCGAATGTAGGGTACTTAGAATGGCTACTGCTTGTGGTTATGCATCCTATGACGAAGTTATGACGTTGCCACAAGAGAAAATAACTCAAATTGAAGATCCAGAATCCCCCGCCACAAGTTCTCAGGTAGCCACCTTGAAAGCGTTGGGGGTAAAAGAAACACCAACAACTAAACTTGAGGCAGTAGAACTAATTAAAACCGCTACAAAAAAATAATATGTACACACAAGACAAAACAGAAATAGAGGCAACACTTGCAATGTTACAAGATGATTTAGATGACGCTTGGAAATGGTCAGCACATCACGATGACGAATTTAATACAGAGTTTGGAGAGTTACAAGATAAAATAAATGAAGTAAAGGACAAGCTAAAAACACTATGAGTTTTAAACGTCATACAAAAGTATTTTACAGACGGCATCGTACTACAATCTGGGCTGTAATAATGGTAGCGTTCTTTTTTGCAACGTATACAACAGTAAGTAACGCAGACTTTAACGACTGTGTATTAAGAGGGATTTGCTAATGGATATTACAAAATTAGAACTAACAGAATTACTAGACAAGAAGATGGAATTAGGGCATCAACTCGAAGAGGTACAAGCAGGTCTAAAAGTTATATCAGACGAGATTCTAAGCCGCCTAGATGCAGAGAAACTATCAGGAATGGTAGTTAATGACTATTCTATATCTAAAGCCACTAGATACTCATTTAAAACGCCCTTAGAGTGGTGTGTACTTCATGGAGCTGTAAAACAAGCTCCTGATAGTAAAATACTTAAAAAACTATTACTAAGTGGGGTTGATGTACCTGAGTCAAATAAAACTGAGTACGTGCTTGTTAAACAAATCGAGCATGATGTATCCTAGAGTTTTTTTGATGCAAAAAGATACAGACCTTATAGTTATAATTTGAGCTTATATGACAAAAAATGTTGATAAGATACGACTTTCATATTCGACTATAAACGAGCTTTTTGCAGAACCTCATACGTATCTAAATAAGATTATGGGTATACCTCGTCACACGTCACAGGCAATGGAAGAGGGCAAATCCGCACACAAGATTATTCAAGAACATGTTTCAGGTAAAAAATTAAATCCGCTTCTTGATAAGCTTCCTCAATTTGGAATTGTAGAGACAATGGATCGTGATTCGAAAACTGAAATTAAATACCAGATAAACGATAAATACTATCTTATTGGCTATGCGGACGGCATTGATCTTAAAACAAACTCTTTACTTGAGGTGAAAAGTGGGAAAAAATGGACACCGTTAGAATTTGCCCGACTTATGCAGTGGAGGCTATATTTACTGGGTTTACCCGATATTAAGACGGTTTACCTGGTGAATACTCCACGTTTAGAGAGCGACTGGAATAGTGACAATATTCGTATTTTTAAAACTACGGTAGTTAAAAACGATATTAAAAACGCTAAGGAATACTTACAACGGGCAATTTACATGATTGAGAATATTAAGGATCAAAACCTTTATCCCGATAAAAAGTCCTATTTTTGTAATTATATCGGGTGTTCTTTTTGCCCTCAACATACTTATGACGTTGCATAAATTTTTAAACATATTAGCCTTCTGCGTTTTAATGGGTAATGAAAAAGTACTTACTAAATCACCTGACTATATTCTTGAGAAATTCAATAGGTATATAGGCAACGCTAAAGAACAAGACGAGTTTATGTGGGGTCTTGATGACCATAACAGAAAGATTATGGATAAGTATTTTGTTAAGTGGCAAGTTCAGTTACGAGGATATGGTACAAAAGAAAAAAAAGGTTAAACGCACAACTTTAAAGGCTAAAGCAGACAAGCTATTTAGAGATATAGTGAGGAGTAGGGGGGAGTGCCAATTGAGGGGTCTAGATCACGTGGCCTGTGATGACGAATTACAAACGATGCACATAGTTGGAAGAGGAAACTATAGACTAAGATGGGAGGAGGAAAACGCATTGTGCGGATGTTCAGGGCATCACTTTTACTATACTAATAACCCTTACTTTTGGGATATCTTGATACAAGAGAAATTCCCTGAAAATTATGCATTTATAATGCAACATATAAATGAGTTTTGGGATAAAGATTATGAAAAAGTCTTGGGATCACTTCAATCAAGGTATGAACAAATTTTGGGAGATTGAAAGTCAAACAGTAAAAGGTAAGAAGTATAGAGTCTCTTTAACTAAAAACGGGTTAGAGTGCAATTGCTTAGATGCTTTGATAAGAAATAGGGAATGCAAACATATCTTACAGGTTAAGACAAGAAGTAGTTTTTGAGTAAATAAAGTACGTAAAACTTATTTGACAAGTTATAGTGTCTTTATCTAGTATTTTAATACTATTAAAACCTAAAAATGGATATTACATTTCATACATATCAAAACGAGAAATTTAAGAAAGTAACGTGGTTGGGTAAGTTACTCGATATGTTACAATTTTGGAAGAAAAGAAAAATTATAGCGTTAGTAAATTTATAATGGAAACAAGAAAACTTATAGAACTTTACCCCTGGGAAAAGAATCCAAAGTCTGTATCTCAAAAAGGATACGAACGATTAAAGAATCAAATTGAACTTCTTGGAGTCTACAAGCCCTTACTTGTCACCTCAGATAATATTGTCATTGGAGGAAACCAAAGAATAAGAGCTATGAAGGAATTAGGAATTGAAGATGTGTGGGTTGCAGTAATAGACTTCAAAGAGTCGGAAGGTAGATGGTACGCATTTATAAATGGTCAGCAACAATTAAAGTCTTTTGATTCTAAGGATCAAGCCATGACAGAATATGCTCTTTCCGATAATTCAAGAGCTGGTCAATACGATGAGGATATGTTGGCAAACTTACTTTCAGAGGTTGATTTAGATGGTTCACTTGAATATGCAATTGACTTTGACGAGCCTATAAATATTGATGAGGCAATTGAGCAAGAAGCAAAAAAGAAAGATAACTACAACGTAACTATAACTTGTGTTAATGCAGAAGAACAAACCGCCACTAAAGCTAAACTTAAAGCTCTTGGATATCCCATAAAGTAAGGAGGTGGCTTATGGCTGGTTTATTAATCGCATTGTTTGGAACGCTTATTCTTGTAAGGACTTTATCAACAACTCTACAACAAGTCGTGGGAACTGTTTTGATAATTTTAGGAGTACTTATGCTTATAGGAATAGTGAACTTCAACGTATAATCCCCAATTGATATAATGAAACTGTTGGATTAGGGAGGTTAGATGCCAGTCCTGCTCTTTTGTTGGACTTCTTACTTCCCTCTTCCCGATAAAGGAGGTGAACATTATGTCAAGATTAACCACATTAGTAGTCGCATTTTCAATTTTTGCTTTGCTTTTTGTTATCGGTTTTCAAAGTTTTCAGCTTAATAAAATAGTTGAAACTAAATGTACTAACGAAACTAAAGTTGTTGAGGTAGTAGCCCCAACTGTAGTTCCTACGGTTATGGAAGTAGTACCAGCAAGTAAGTCAGGAAAGCTGAAATAGTACAATTTGATATAGTTGACAAGGACTCTTTGTGCTTGTTATATTGGTTATATGCATCAAGCTGGTTTATCACCAATCAAACCTCTTCCAGGCTACATAGTTGTCAAAGTTGACAAACAAGAAGAACTCAAGGGAGCTAAAGGATCATTTTCAAACACTAATACTGAACAACGTGGTGAAGTAACTGGTGTAGTTGTTGCTGTCGGAAAAGATACTTATCACCCAACTCTGCAAAATAAACCCATAAAAGCACCTGTAACATACGGGCAAAAAATCGTGTTTAAACAATACGGTGGCATTACTTACGATCAAGAATATAGACTTATTAACTTTTTAGACGTAGTAGGAATTATAGAATGAACGACAAAGACATACAATTTAAACCTCAAAGCGAGTTATTAAAAGGAACTCAATTACTTTCTGATGTAGTAGGTATGACAATAGGCCCTCGTGGTCTGGCAGCTGCAATTGACAGGGGATTTGATACGTGGGTTATAACCGATGGAGTAAATACAGCACGTCAGATTCAACTTGAGGATAAGGTACAAAATTTAGGCGTTAGAATACTTAGAGAGGCAGCTATTAGAACGGTTGATGAGTCAGGGGATGGTACAAGTGCCACGATAGTTTTAGGACACGCTATTTTTGCTGAGTGTTTTAAGATGATGTCGGCAGGGGTAAATCCTATGTCACTTAGAAAAGGGTTAGAAGATAACTCAAAGTTACTTATTAAAGAGCTTGGTAAAATTTCTCAACCTGTAAGCTCATTAGAGCAAACAATACAGGTTGCTACAGTATCGGCAGAAGACCCAGACTTAGGGGAACTAATAGCCGTTACTTATGAAAAAATAGGAAAAGACGGAATTTTAACCGTTGAAGAATCTAAAACCTCTGAGACTACAGTTGATTATCAAGACGGTATGCAATTTGATTCAGGTTATGTATCCCCTTATTTTGTAACAGACCCAAATCGCATGGTATCAACAATTGAGGATGCTTATATTCTTATTACAGATTACGCACTAAATGCCATGCAACCATTAACTCCCTTACTTGAGAAGATTGCAAATATAACCCGAAATGTAGTTTTAATTGCTCCTGAAGTTGGAGGGTCTGTTCTTCCTTCAATGATTGCAACACGGATTAATGGGGGTATGAACGTGCTTTGTATAAATGCTCCAATTATGGGGTCGATGCAAAAAGAGTTTTTACAAGACATGGCTGTTTTAACTGGGGGAAGATTAATATCAGAGGGTGCAGGAATGAAGCTTGAGGATGTTACCCCTGAAGATTTTGGACGTGCAAGAAGAGTAACTTCAACTAAGTCATCAACCGAAATAGTTGGTGGTAAGGGGTTAAAAGACATAATTAAAGAACGTACTAAATCTTTAAAAGAACAACTTAAAGGGACTAACTTATCAGATTACGAACGAGAAAAAATAAAAGAAAGAATTGCT